TTTTTTTTTTTTTTTTTTTAAAATTAGAACAATTTTAAAACTTCAGTCATAGGGACTGGAATTAATTAATTAAGTAAAATGAGTAAAACCGGTTGTGGTAAATCCTCATACTATTGACATGGCATCAGTCAACTGATATGTTTGGAGGTTCATTACTTCTTTGAATTCACTGAAAGTCAACTTAGCAAAAGCATCCATTTGTCTAACGATTATTTCAGCTTGAGTTCTTTCCATTGAATATCTGATCATAACTGTCTTGATAGCACCTAAAGGGTTTTCCCTGATTGGGTTAACAACTACTTTAATAGCATCCATAAATTCATCAAATTTTTCTTGAGTGGACATAACAGTTTTATAGTCTTTGTTCATTGAGTACTTTCCAAAGAAAAGATAAGGGTTGTAAAGGTAACCATGACCAGAATGAATATAATTGCAAAACTCTGTGGCATTTTCACAAGTATTCATTTTTAAGGGAACAGGGAAAAACAGATTATAGAATTGCATGTTCATAGTAACGAATTTCCTCACCAATCTGATTATAGTGTCATCTCCTTTGAATCCAACTCCTAGGATATCTTGAGGCTCGAACATCATGCACAGAATTATCATCATAACAAGTATATTTCCGCACATAGTGTCTGGAGCACCAGAAGGTCTTCCTTGACCCCAGAAACAATTCACGAACAAAGAATAGTATCTAGGGTTATTTCTAAGGGCCATATAAGTATCAATCGATTCAGGATCCATAGAGAACATAAGCCATATAACAGTTTCAAACAACCTAGTATATGGTGATTGAGTAGCATCATAATTGGGGGCATCCATTTCCATAGCATGAAATTCTTCACCAAAAAAACTTTTGATGAATTCATTTATCTCAGCATCAGAAGCATTATCAAATATCTTGAAGTTAGGCTTCATACTTTTCTTTAAAGCAGCGACCATAACCCGAAAAACGCATGAAAAAATTAAATTAACAATCTTTTCAAATGCAGCAACAGGTTGGCCACCAGTATTATCGAAAGCAGAAAACTTACCTTTGGTCTTAATTTGTTTTTTGAGAAACCCATGAAGATCAGAAATTAGTCCTTTGACAGTCATTTCAGATTCTCTTTGGGTACTTTTGAACACTTTGGAATGATCGTTCAAAGCTTTGGAAAGTTCCAAGTCGACTACATACTCACTCATTGCTTCTTTATAAGCATCAGCATCAAGATAAAGTTCAACGAACCTTTTCCTAACCTGTCTAGCTAAATGGGCAATGTTTTGATGAGCCATAGTTTGTTTTTGATACTTGAGGACAGTTGAACTAGTTTCCAATCTACCTAAAAGAGTCATGATAGATTGAATACCTGATTGTTGGTAATGCCTTTTACCCTCAACAGAACCTTGAGGTTTCAAAATTTCAAAGGTCATCTGCCTGACATGATGCATTTTGATAGTAG